CTATCTTAATATGGGTCCTTTGGTGGAGACTGTATACAAGGGAAGAGAAAAAACTACTGAGAGTGTTGTGTCGTTCCTTGATAAGGTCGCTCAGGTGGAACTTGAAAAATATATTGAAAGTTGCTACCAAGAACTGGCGGACTATGTAAACGCATACGATCAGAAGATGCAGATGAAACGGGAGAATATTGCTGACCGTGGAATCTGGACTGCTAAGAAACGTTATATTCTAAATGTTTGGGATAGTGAGGGTGTTCGTTATGAACAACCTAAACTGAAGATGATGGGCATTGAGGCAGTTAAATCTTCTACTCCTGCTCCTTGTCGTCAGATGATTAAGGATGGTTTGAAGATTATGATGAGTGGTACAGAAGAGCAAGTTATTGAGTATATCGATAATTGCCGAACTGAGTTTAGGAAACTTCCACCAGAACAGATTGCTTTTCCAAGAACTGCTTCTGATGTTCGTAAGTACCGTTCCCATTCTGACATTTATGCTAAGGGAACGCCAATTCACGTTCGTGGAGCACTTCTCTTCAATCATTATATTAAGGAGAAAAACCTGACTAATAAGTATTCACTTATTGGTAATGGCGAAAAGATTAAGTTTATCTATCTTAAAAAACCTAATATTATTCAGGAGAATATTATATCATTCATTCAAGACTTTCCTACAGAACTGGGTCTTGACAAATACATTGATTATGAACTACAATTTGAAAAGAGTTTTGTAGAACCACTCAAAGCAATCCTAGATGCAATTGGGTGGAACGTGGAAAAGACTGTAAACCTTGAATTATTTTTTACCTAATGGAATTGCCTATTAATGAAAAAGAATTGGACACTATTATTGGTGCGATGAGGTTAGGTGGAGATATTGCACTATACCAAAAACTTTGGACTTATAAAATGAATTATCTTGACAATCAAAAATCTGTGGAGACTAACTAATTATGGACTTTCTTAAAGACATTGTAAAAGAAATTGGTGGAGAATACACACAACTTGCAGCAGATATTGACGAAACTGAAACTTATGTGGACACGGGTTCGTACATATTTAATGCTCTTGTGTCTGGGAGTATCTTTGGTGGTGTATCTGGTAACAAAATCACTGCAATCGCAGGTGAAAGTTCTACAGGAAAAACTTTCTTTAGTTTGGCAGTGGTCAAAAATTTTCTTGATAATAATCCTACTGGATACTGTCTGTATTTTGATACTGAAGCTGCAATCACCAGATCCTTACTGGAGGGGAGAGGCATTGACACAACTAGAGTCGTGGTGGTCAATGTGGTTACCGTTGAAGAGTTTCGTGGTACGGCACTGAAAGCAGTTGATATGTATATGAAGAAACCAGAAGGAGAACGCAATCCTTGTATGTTTGTTCTGGATTCTCTTGGTATGCTTTCAACCAGTAAAGAAATTAATGATGCTCTGAACGATAAAGAAGTTAGGGATATGACCAAATCCCAACTGATTAAGGGTGCATTCCGTATGCTTACCTTGAAATTGGGTCAGGCAAAAATTCCAATGATTGTAACCAATCATACTTATGATGTGATTGGTGCCTATGTTCCCACTAAAGAGATGGGTGGTGGTAGTGGTCTTAAATATGCAGCATCTTCTATCATCTATCTTTCCAAAAAGAAAGAAAAGGATGGAACGGATGTCATTGGAAACATTATCAAATGTAAAACTGCTAAGTCACGTTTAAGTAAAGAGAATCAACAAGTAGAAGTTCGTCTTTATTATGATGAACGTGGTCTTGATAAGTATTATGGTTTGCTTGAATTGGGTGAACTTGGTGGTATGTGGAAGAACGTCGCAGGACGTTATGAGATTGACGGCAAGAAAATCTATGCCAAAGAGATTCTCAAAAGTCCAGAAAAATACTTCACCGAGGAAGTAATGCAAAAACTTGATGTAATTGCCAAGGGTGAATTTAGTTATGGTGTATGAAGAATATTCGCATCATAAAAACTGGAGTTGATGTATCCGAGATACTAAAACAACTCAAACAATATCCAGAGGATTGGGGTTCTCAAAAGAATCTCCAAGACTCTGAGCAATTGGATCCCACAAAATACACTGTAACTGTGGATGTTCTACAACTTATAATGGGTGGAATAGAAAAAGAAGGACAATATGTTGGTGATACTGAAATTTGTATTCAAACTCCCGCATATGAAAAGCATACAGAGATTCTTAATTACTTGGGAAAGTATTTTAAGAAACTCCGTCGTTGTGGATTTCTAGCACTTCCTGTTGGTGAGATGGTAGGTTCTCACATTGACGAGGGAACTTATTATCTTACAAAAGATAGATATCACCTTTCCATTCAGGGCAAATACGAGTATAGTGTTGGTGATGAAGTTGTGATTATTGAACCAGGAACACTCTTTTGGTTCAATAATAAACTTCCACACAAAGCAGTGAATATTGGAGACAACGTTAGAATTACTTTTGTATTTGACGTACCACATCATAAACGAAATCTTTAATTGGAATAATGGAACGACTTGAACTTACGATTCTCCGAAATCTTGTTTATAATGAAGACTACTCTAGAAAAGTTATACCTTTTATACAACCCGAATATTTTGAGCAAAGGTCTGAAAAGGTAGTCTTTGAGGAAATCGTTCAGTTTATTGTCAAGTATAATTCTGCAATTACCAAAGAAGCACTTGGTATTGAGATTGAGAATCGCACAGATTTAACCGAGACTGAAATTAAAGATATTCGTGAGGTGTGTGAAACACTGAATGATTCTGTAGTGGAGAAGCAATGGTTGCTAGATACTACTGAGAAGTGGTGTCGTGACCGAGCAATTTATCTTGCTCTGATGGAATCAATTCATATTGCTGATGGTAATGATGGAAATAAGAATCGGGATGCAATTCCTAGCATTCTTTCTGATGCCCTAGCAGTATCTTTTGATAATAACATCGGACACGACTATCTTCAAAATTATGTAGAACGTTATGAATTTTATCACCGCAAAGAAGATAAGATCGAATTTGATCTGGAATATTTCAACAAAATCACAAAAGGTGGTATACCTAATAAGACTCTCAATATTGCTCTCGCTGGTACGGGAGTCGGCAAGTCCCTCTTCATGTGCCATGTTGCTAGTTCCGCGTTGTTACAAGGCAGGAACGTACTCTACATCACTCTTGAGATGGCGGAAGAGAGAATTGCAGAAAGAATTGATGCAAACCTTCTCAATGTCCCGATTCAGCAATTGGTTGACCTCCCACGTTCAACATTTGAGAACAAGGTAACAAGTCTTTCCAAGAAAACACAAGGAACTCTTATCATTAAAGAGTATCCTACTGCTTCGGCACACTCTGGACATTTCAAGGCACTATTGAATGAACTTGCTCTTAAGAAATCATTCCGACCTGATATTATTTTCATCGACTACCTTAATATTTGTGCTTCCAGTAGGCATAAGGCAAATGGTTCTGCAAATTCTTATTCATATATCAAGTCAATTGCGGAAGAACTTCGGGGACTTGCAGTTGAGTTTAATGTTCCGATTGTTTCCGCTACCCAGACTACTCGTTCAGGGTATTGCTTGGACTTGAAAACACAAGTTCAAACACCGCAAAGACTGAAAGAACTTTCAAATATTCAAGTTGGAGATTTGGTGCTTTCAAATACTGGTTATAATGAAGTCCTAAATGTTTTTCCAAAATCCAAAAAGAAATCTTATAAGATTACTTTGGAGGATGGTAAAGAAATCATTTGTAGTGAAGAACACTTGTTCCCAACTAAAAATGGTGAAATGAATATCAAGGGCGGACTAAACGAGGGTATGTATCTTTTTGTTAAGGAATAGTGTGTGTAAGTTATACTTCTTATAAATAATAGTAGTATAACTTACTGATATGAAAGTAAAGATTTATCTAATAACCAATACGGCAGTTAATCCACATATGTATTATGTTGGATTGACTAAAAATGAATTGGATAGAAGATTACAAGAACATATTACTCTTGGAAGGCACGAAGGAAACAAACTTCTTTCTGATGCTATTATTGAATATGGTAAAAGAAACTTTACTATTGAAGTGATAGAAGAAGTTGATGAAAGTGAAGCAAGAATGAAGGAAGATTATTATATCCGCAAATACAAATCACATTATATGGATGGATGTGGATATAATATGAGATATGAAACTTGTAATTATGAGAAACACTATCACGGAGCAAATCAAGAACTAATAGAAGAGAATATTAGAAATGGTAGGGCGTGGAACTATGGAATAAGTTTTTCTACACAATCAAAAGAAAAAATGAGAAAAACTAAAAAACATAGATATTCTCTTGGTGTTTATAAAAAGTTCAATACAAATCACTCACAAGAAACTAAAAATAAAATAGCAGAAAGTAAAAGAGGACAAAAACTTACAGAACAACATAGAAAAAATATTTCTAAATCTTCTGTTGGTAGAACTTGGATTTATAATCCAGAGTTAGATGAAAGAAAGTTTGTAAAACAAGATGAGTTGGAAATGTTCTTGGAAAGTGGTTGGAGGAAAGGTAGAGTGTGAGGACACTTAAAGAACTGGCACAAGGGAATCCCACAGATGCCCTTTTTGATGGTATAATAAGAAATATATGAATATACAAAATGCATAAACTACCAGAAGAAATTGTTAATGCTTTTAATAAGTTTGTAAATTCTTCTAATTTGTCTGTTGATGAAAAAGATGCTCTTAATAAATTAATTGAGAATACTTACGATGCTGGATTTTTTGATGGTATGGATGACGCATTATATGATATTCACAGCAGATATTAAATAAATAAATAACTAAAAAGTATTTCATAAAATGGACGCACAAGAACTTCGCAATCTTCAAGAAGCATATTTAGAAGTTGTTGAAAACCAGCAAATTGATGAGGAAGTTAGTGATAAAACAAAAAAGAAATTCCAAATTATGAAAATGAAGAAAAAACTTCAAAATCCACATTCTTCTGATTGGAATAAAAAAATATCATTTGCTTTACAAAATAAAATTGTTGCTGATAAAAAAAGAGAAGACGAGTTAAAGGAGGATATTTACGACATCATCCTCTCACACCTTCTTGATGAAGGATATGCTGAAACCCCAGAAGCAGCGGAAGCAATTATGGTGAATATGAGTGAAGAGTGGAGAGATAGTATTATTGGTTGATAAAATCATAAAATCTTTCTCAACCACTCACCTTGCTTTTGGTGTGTGGTTTTGTTATAATGTGAATAGGTAAGAACTCTATGATGCTGAAAAAAATTCTAAAAATTGAAGAACTTGATGAAAGAGAACTTATAGATATTGAAGTGTCTGGAAATCATTTGTTTTATGCGAATGCTATTCTCACACATAATAGTAGCTCTGATGTTGAACTTACTGATACTAGTGAGTCCTTTGGTCTCCCTGCTACTGCTGATCTTATGTTTGCCCTTATTTCTACTGAAGAGTTGGAGGGGCTAGGTCAAATTATGGTGAAACAGTTAAAGAATCGTTACAATGACCCAACAGTATTCAAACGTTTTGTGGTTGGTATTGACCGTGCAAAGATGAGACTTTATGATGTGGAGCAATCTGCACAGAAGGACATAGTTGACAGTGGACAAGAAGAGGAGTATAATTATGAAGAAAGCAAACCTAAAAAATCATTCGAAGGATTTAAGTTTTAAATATGGCAACTATTGAACCTAATAAGTATATTGAATTTGTTCGTCAAACCACTAGTCCAGCAAGTAGTGAATATCCAAAACTTGTCGAACGTTTGAATGAACTGGAAGAACAAGGTGCTGATGTTTCTCGTCTGATGACTGCCGCGTTTGGTATGAGTGCAGAAGCAGGTGAGTTTACCGAAGTAGTCAAGAAGATTTTTCTTCAAGGCAAACCTTATACTGAAGAAAATGTCTTTCATATGAAGCGTGAACTTGGAGACTTGTGCTGGTATCTTGCTCAAGCGTGTATGGCACTGGATATTACCTTTGAAGAAGTTCTTGAAATGAACTATGAGAAACTGAGTGCTCGTTATCCAGAAGGTAGTTTTGATGTTTATCGTTCTGAAAACAGAAAAGACGGAGATGTGTAAAAATTACACATAAATAAATGACCCTTCGGGGTTCTCGGGGGCATAGCTCAATTGGTAGAGCACTTGATTTGCATTCAAGAGGTTTCGAGTTCAAGACTCGATGCTTCCATTATGGAGAGTAATCGTAAGGTGTGGAGGTTCGAGTCCTCTCTTGGGCACTAAATATTTAAAAAAGTCTTATGGCAGAAAAAATAGAAGCAAATAGAGGTGATTTATTTGAAGTATTTTTTGCTGCCGCAGTTGCTGCTAGATTTGTAAAAAGAGCAAAAACTAAAAGTGCCAAAATACTCCCAGCAGTAACTATTAGTGATGTAGAAGGCATTTTGACAGAAATGATGAAAAGTGGATATGTTAAAAATGTAAATGATGTTGGAAGTGCTGTAATTGATAGTGTATCTGTAACAGTATCTGTTCCTAAGAGAGCCCAAGATTTTTTATCTGTTAAGAATAATTGGAGTAAAGTCTCAGATTTGCGTAATGGTGCTTTGCTGTTTGCAAATTCTCATAGCCGTTTAAATGCCCAAGCAAGGGGTCTTTCAATTAACGAACGTCAGGATATCATTAGAATTTCTGCTGCTGGAACCGAAGATCAGAAAGGCACAAAAGCCGATGTTAAGATTGAAGTAAATTCTCCAACTAATCCCGATAGAAGATTTCGTAATATTGATTATTCCTTAAAGGTATCTGGTGGAGAACAATTTCACCAAGTTTCTGGTCAGGGGTTTGATAAATTTTTAAATATATTTGGTGAAATGGGACTGGATGTTTCTCCTGTTTCTGAACAATATCAAAAATTCATTGATAATTTTTTTGATATTGAAGTTTATACTAAAAAATATTCTTCTCGTGATGATGCAAAATCAACTGGTGGTGGTGAGCAATTAAAGAAAGGTGCTCGTCTTGTATATAAGTATGCAGCACAGCAATTAAATGAGGGTCTCAATTCGGAAGAGCAGACAGGAATAAAAACAAAATTTGCCGATTATATTATTTTTGGTTTGTCTAGAAATATTAATACTGAACTTGTAAAATTTGTAAATGGTTCACTTGTAAAAACAAGAGTTGCTAATAGGGAATTTAGAAATGTATTAGTTGGTAATAGATATGTTGCTGAAATTAACTCATCTGGTGACCCAAAAATATCAATATATCTTGCAACTTCTGATGGTAGAAAATTAACAGGAAGTAAGAATTTGGTTATGCAAATAAGATATAAAATGGAAGTTGCAAGTGGAACTTTTGCTGGTAAAAAAGTTTATAGATTTTATCCAAGAAATTATCTAGAGGCACAACCTGGAATGTTTCTAATATGATTAATTCATACATAAAAAGTCTAATACAAAATTTTAAAAAGGGTGACTTTAAGGATTTTGTTTCCTACTTCTACTTTACAATAGATAATAAAATTAACTCAACCAAACAGGAATCTATAAAGAATAAATATATAAAGATTAGACAAAGTGCTATAAGATACATTGTTGCTAATGAAAAGGCAATAACTTCTGAAATTTGTAGGAATCAAAGAAATAAGTAATGAAAAGTTTTTTCCAGTTTTTAATCGAAGCAGGAACCGCAACACAACAGGCAGCCCGTCTGGGTCTTGTTGGTGATGGTCATGGTGGATGGTATGATAAAACCAGTGGGGAGTTTGTAGCAAAGACTGAGAAAGGAACTCTTAAGTTTTATAATAAGCGTCAAAAAGTTGGTCAGCAAGACTCACCACAAACTGAAAAGGAAAAGAACCTCTCTCAGGGGACTGATGCGGCACCTGCCCAGCAAGAACCGATTCAGCAGCAAGCACCTGCCCCAGAGCAGCAACCAGCAGCACAAGAACCCCAGAAACCCGTTGCCACCCCACCACCAGTAGAGAAGACCAAGGGCACTCTCACAATTGCCTTTGGTCGTTTCAATCCCCCTACGATTGGACACCAGCAACTTATGGATACTGCTGCTGCGGCATCGCAGGCAGATGGTGGTGACTATGTAATCTATCCATCTAGAAGTCAAGATAAGAAAAAGAATCCTCTTGACCCTGATACGAAGATTTCATATATGAGAAGAATGTTCCCAGGACATAGTGAAAGAATTGCAAATGATGCCAGTAACAAAACTATTTTTGATGTATTGAAAAAAGCACACAATGATGGTTATACTAATGTAAGAATCGTTGGTGGATCTGATAGAGTAAAAGAGTTTGATAAATTGGCAAATAGTTATAATGGTCAATTATATGCTTTTGATAATATTGAGACAGTTTCTGCTGGGGAAAGAGATCCTGATGCAAAAGGTGTCGAAGGAATGTCTGCATCGAGAATGAGACTTGCTGCCGCAGAAGGAGACTTCCGTAAGTTTAGAGAAGGTCTTCCAACAGACTTTAAACGCAAAGATGCCCAAGAATTATTTGATAATCTTCGCACTTCTATGAATATCAAAGAAGGATGGAATCTCTGGGAAATTGCACCTAAGTTTGATTGGACAAATCTTCGTGAGAATTATATTGCCGATAAGATTTACCAAATTGGTTCTTTGGTAGAAAACCTCAATACTGGGTTAGTTGGTAGAATTATTCGTAGAGGAACTAACTATCTTATCTGTGTTACCGAAGATCATATTATGTTCAAGTCTTGGATTAAGGATGTGACTGAGGCATATACTGAAAAGAAAATGTCTAGTAAAATGAGAACTCCTGGAAAACCAAATACTTTGGTTGGAACGGATGGGTATAGAAAGCATGTTGGGGATATGACCCCTGGATCTAGTTGGGGAATACAATTCATAAATAAGTATAGGAAAAAGTAAGTTTAAACAAATCTCCCAATGAACAATAACATTTTTGAGGAACTTCCCGCAAGAAAGTCTGCTCCTGCTGCTGCTCCTGCTGCTAAAGGTAAAGAAGGTAAAGGTCCTAATGACCCTAAGGCAAATGGTGAAAAACGTGTTCGTCAGGCAGTCTATGATATTCGTTATCGTGCTAGAAGAGAGGGTGTCGATATCAAACAAGCATTCTCGCAATATATGCAAAATAGTTCATTAAATCCACAAGAAAGAACTGCGGTGAAGTCGAAGGTATTTCCAAAGGGTGGTGGTGCCGTAAAGGAAGATTTCCAAATTGAAGCACTAGCATCTGATACAATTACAAGTGCCTTTACCAAAGTATTTTTTGAGGGTGTTGAGAAAGAAGTAGCACCTATTGAACTGGATTATCTTGAAGAACTGAATGCACTTGAAGATAGAAAGTATAAGGTAAGAGTTTCTGATAAAAACTCTGGACGTTCATATGTTCGTTATGCTACCCGTGAAAAGATTTCTCAGTTAAGAGCAAATCCTAATATCTCTTCCGTTGAGATGACTGAGTATGGTGAGCCTTATGAAGGTGAGAAAAATAAGGGACAACAAACCGCAAAAGCAAAGTCTGGTAAAGGATTAGATCCAGTTGGTAAAGAAGATTCTGATATTAATAATGATGGTAAAGTGAATAAAACTGACGGATATCTTAAAAATCGTAGAGATGTTCGTGGTGCTGCGATTGCAAAAGAAGAATTTCTTGGTGAAGTAAGTGATAAGAATGAAAATAATAAGAAAATTGATGTAATGAAGGGTAAGAATAAAGTTGTTGTAAATCCTCCTTCATCGATTGTTTCTCATCATAAACTTGAAGGTGATGTAATTGTCGAAAAGGCACCTCCTGGAGCAAAGTTTGAGAGAATGGTCAAGCACATCAAAGCAGGATATGCCAAGGGTGGTGTGAGTGATAAGGAAAAATCAATTGCTTATGCTACTGCTTGGAAGGCAAAGAATAAGTCAATGGAAGAAGAAACAGAATGCGAATCTGATGACAAAAAAACTAAGATCGATGCTGAAGATCCAAGATCAATTCCAACTAAAGTAAATCTTGTTAAGAATAAGTTGAGAGCAATGGGTCTTAAGATGTCGTATGAACCAGAAGGTGAAACAATTGATGAATTAAATCGTTTTGAGAAGGAGACTGGTAAAGATTATAAGACTGGTAAATCAGTAACTAAAGGTGGGACTATGGGTGGAGACGATACCAATTCAAAGGTAATGCGTCACATGAATAAGGTTATGGGTGCTGGTAGAATGGGTGCCGGTGGACCTATTCAACCAAGAGGGCAGAAGAAAGTTGCTGGTAAAAAACCACCTGAAGCAGGTGAGTATGGTTCAGAGAGACGTTCACCAGAACAAATTGTTAAAAACCGTCGTGCTGCAAAACAGCAAGGACGAGATAATATGTCTTCAAGGTTTGATTGATCTAAATAATCCAGGTTCCATTCACACGAGGTTATTATGTCAATCGCAGCAATTCTAGCTTGGGCAACTGCTAATCAAGCACTTATCGCAACTGTACTTTTTGCAGTTTCTGAAGCACTTGGAGCAAATCCAAAAGTCAAAGCAAACGGTCTTCTTTCACTCATTCTTTTACAAGTTCAAGGAAAACTAAAAGCAAAGGGTGCAAAGGATATTACTCCCTGAGTTTTTAACTCTAAATTATAAGGAGGCCAAAATTAAAGGTCTCCTTTTTTTATAAATATTACTAGAAAAAGAACTATAGGTAAGACACATGGCTCTCTGGGGCATTTCAACAGCATCTGAAACTGCGGCAAATAATTATGCTATTCCAAAATTCCAACTTGAGACTGATCGTAATACAAGTCCTTGGAATACATTTGCAGATGTTCGTGGTTGGGTTCAGAGAAGATACAAGACTAGGGAAAATTCAGGAATTTCTACTCGTTACTTTGACGAAGTTTTAGTTCCAGTTGTTGGAATCAATAGTACTAATATTGGTGGAAGCACTGGTATTGGAACTGCTGGACCAGTTGCAGTTTTCTTTGAGGATCCTAACCAAGCATCACCAATTTCTATCGGCGGTGGAGCAACTACCGGCATTTCAACTGGTGCTACTGGTTATGTTCATGTTGTGTTTAATGAACTTGTTTTTGCTGGTGCTGGAGCAACTGTTAGTATTCGTGCCTTTGATGCAAATAATGCAAATGAAACAACGAGAATCGTTGGAACTGCAGTATCAAACACTGGAACTCAATATGCTTGGGCAGGAGAAGCCGCTTCTCACGGTTCTCCAAATGTATATACAAATTTCAATGGCCAGATTACAAATAGAGTAGCATTTGCATTCACTGCTCCAAGCACAGTTCTTACTGCAAATGTTAATTTCTTAACTACTACTATCAACTCTACAGTTGCCGCTGGTTCTACTATAATTTTTGTTGCTAGTGTGACTGGGGTTTCGGCAGGAAGTTCAATTACTGTGGGAACTGCGATTACAACAAGATCTGTAGTTGCTGTTGGAGATACTTTTGTTACAATTGGAACGGCATCTACGGTTCCATCTGTGATTGGTATTACCACTGCCGTTACATTTAGCACAAGAACAAATGCCACCAAGTTATCTATTGATATCAGTAGAGGATTTGCTGGTGTAATTACCGATGGATCAAACGGTGTTGGTGTGATTAGTTCATTCACTTCACAATTTGGAGATGTTATTCTCCGTAATGTTGCTGGTGCTGGAACAACTTCTGGAGTTGGTATTGGAACAACCACTTTAACTGTTACTGCATGATATGAGATTTGATGAGTTGAATGAGGATAACTATCTGTTATTTGCTATAAAATTCTACGATAATCCTCAGGCAGTCACCAAAGACGATTTTGAGGATGATCTAAAAAGAATAAAATATGTAAAACGGTTGTTGAAGAGATATAAAAATACCGGGGTGCTTAAGACACATTTGATTCTTAATCACCTCACTGTATTATTCAATGTTTTTGATGATGCAACAGTTCCACTACTTTTCTATAACTTAGAGAGAGAACTTTGGTCTTATATAAAAAGTTTTCTAGTTTTCTTAAATAGACTTCCAGAATATCCAAAAACTGAAATTAATACTATAGAAGAAGACATTGAGTGTCTAAAACAATTGCAATCGATCTAATGGAAAGTAAGATAGATAGAATTATTGATATCATTCGTTCCCTTAAGGAGGAAGGTATGGTAACTGGTGCTCCTACCAATAGTCTTGCTGGTGGAAAGATTGCAGGTACGGTAGAAGCAGGTGATAATCCTCCAGTAAGAAAGAAGAATAAATACATTTATGGAGCGGGATTCCGCAAAAATTGGTTACAAAGAAGAACCCCACAACCATAAAAATCCAATGTACACTCCACCTCAGCCCCAAGCAATAGAAACAAAGGTTGCAATCCTTGAGGAGAAACTTCATACTACAGAGCAGTTGATGCAACGTATTGAGAGTGCAATTGAAAAGATGAGTGAAGTAAGTGCGAATGTAACTAAAATGCTTGCAGTTCATGAGCAAAAGATTGAGTCTAATGATAAAGTGGATGCTATACTATTTGCAAAGATTGACCAATTAAGCAACAAAATGGATACCGATCACAATATAGTATTAGATAAATTACAAGGATTAGAAAAAAAAGTTTGGATTGGTATCGGAGTTTTTGCGGTGGTAACTTTGATTATCAATAACTCAGAAATGTTGGCAAGTATCTTGACAACCACTCAAGACAACGGTAGAATAGAAAGACTCAGATAAGTATCCTTTATAATGGATTTGATTGATTCCAAGTATATTGGATTAGTATCGTCTCGTCTTCAAAAATTCAAAAGGGTTAAGTCGGATCTTTATACATTCCGTTGCCCCATTTGTGGAGATTCTCAGAAGAACAAAAACAAGACAAGGGGATACATTTACCAAGTCAAGAATAATACAAACTTCAAGTGTCATAACTGTGGTGCAAGTTTATCCTTCAATAACTTCCTTAAACAGATAGATCCAACACTTCATAAGCAATATACTCTTGAAAAGTTTAAGGAAGGTCATACTGGTAAGAACTTTGTGGTTGAGGAACCAAAGTTTGAGTTTAAGAAACCCAACTTTAAGAAAAGATTAGATTTACCAAAGGCATCAGAGAATCCCATTGCTAAAATGTATCTTGAGAAAAGACTTCTAAATCCAGAAAAGTTTTACTTTGCTGACAAATTCCAAGAATGGACTAACACCCAAAAACCCACATTTAGTAGGATTGTGAGAGATGAAAGTCGTATAATAATACCACTACACACTAGAGAAGGTGAAATTTTTGGATTCCAAGGAAGAGCACTAGGTCCAAGTAAGGTTAAATATATTACAGTGATTTTGAATGATAGTATTCCCAAAGTTTATGGACTAGATATGGTAAGTACTGATGAAACAATTTACGTCACCGAAGGACCCTTTGACTCAACGTTTGTTCAAAATGCCATCGCAATGTGCGGATCGGATATTCTACTCGATAGTCTTAATTTGGGTGATGATATTGTCTATGTACTTGATAATGAACCCCGTAATAAAGAAATCTGTAACAGGATATCTAAACTCATCGACGGAGGTAAAAAGGTAGTCATCTGGCCAAAAGCAGTTCAGCAAAAAGACATTAATGATATGGTGCTTGCTGGACTTTCAGTTATGAATGTGTTAAAATCAAATACATATAGAGCACTCGAAGCAAAAATCAAATTCAACGAATGGAAGAAAGTATGAGTAACGGAACAAGAGTAGTTAAGAGAAATGGGTCGGTTGAGAGTCTGGATCTAAATAAACTTCACTTAATGGTAGAGGAGGCATGTAAAGACCTTGCTGGAGTGTCTGCATCACAAGTTGAGATGCAATCGGGTATTCAATTTTATGATGGAATTACAACCTCGGAAGTTCAAGAGATTTTGATTCGTTCTGCTTCTGATTTGATTGACTTGGAACATCCGAATTATCAATTCGTTGCTGCTCGTTTGCTTTTATTTGCTCTTCGTAAGCAGTTGTTTGGTCGTATGCACGAGTGCCCCAATGTTCTAGAGCATACACAAAAATGTGCAGAATTGGGTGTCTATGATGCAGAGATTCTTTCTTTGTATGATGCTGAAGAGTTTGATAAACTCCAGTCATTTATTGATCATAGTCGTGATTATTTGTTCACATATGCAGGTCTTCGTCAGGTAGTTGATAAGTATCTTGTACAAGATCGCAGCAGTGGGCAAGTTTACGAAACACCACAGTTCATGTATCTTCTGATTGCGGCAACTATTTTCTCCAAGTATCCAAAAGAAACCCGTTTAGACTACGTTAAGAAGTATTATGACGCAATCTCCAAACACAAAATCAACATCCCAACTCCCATCATGGCAGGAGTTAGAACACCACTTCGACAATATGCAAGTTGTGTTCTTGTTGATGTTGATGACACCCTCGATAGTATCGGTAGTAGCGACTTGGCTATTATGCGCTATGTTGCTCAAAGGGCAGGAATCGGTATCAACGCAGGTCGAATCCGTGGCATCAACGCTAAAATTAGAGGGGGAGAAGTTGCTCATACGGGGGTTGTCCCATTCCTCAAAAAGTTTGAAGCAACTGTCAGATCTTGTACTCAAAATGGCATCAGAGGTGGGTCTGCAACGGTCCACTTCCCAATCTGGCACCAAGAAATAAGTGATATCCTAGTCTTAAAGAATAATAAAGGAACCGAAGACAATCGTGTTCGTAAGTTAGATTATTCTATCCAAATCAGTAAAATCTTCTATGAGAGATTTATTCAGAACGGAGAAATCACACTCTTCTCCCCACACGATGTTCCTGGTCTGTATGATGCTTTTGGAACCGACCAGTTTGACGAGTTATACGTTCAATACGAGAACAATTCGTCTATTCCGTCGAAAACTATTGGTGCTCAAGAACTCTTTCTGGATCTCCTGAAAGAACGTGCAGAAACTGGTCGTTTGTATATTATGAATATTGATCATTGCAATTCCCATAGCTCTTTTGTTGATAAGGTTTCGATGAGTAACCTTTGCCAAGAAATCACACTTCCAACAAAACCTATTCAACATATTGATGATCCTAATGGTGAAATTGCTCTTTGCATTCTTTCTGCTATTAATATCGGCAAAATTAAAAATAATGATGAACTAGAAGTTCTTTGTGATCTTGCTATTAGGAGTCTTGACGAACTCATCGATTTTCAAGGATACCCCGTTAAGTCAGCAGAAATTGCCACAAAGGCGCGTCGTTCTCTTGGGATAGGTTATATTGGTCTGGCACACTTCCTTGCCAAAAACGGGTGTAAGTATGATGACCAGAATGCCTGGCAACTGGTTCACGACTTGAGTGAATCTTTCCAATATTATCTAATCAAAGCAACCACTTTTCTTGCTAGAGAAAAGGGTGCCTGTGAATATTCACATCGTACCAAGTATGGTCAAGGTATTTTGCCGATTGATACATACAAGAAGGATGTTGATGAACTGGTAAATCCAACTCTTCAACATGATTGGGAAAAACTCAGGGGAATGGTAAAGAAGTATGGTGTCCGAAACTCCACTCTCTCGGCACAAATGCCCTCAGAGAGCAGTTCTGTCGTCTCCAATGCGACAAACGGCATTGAACCACCTCGTGGATACCTTTCAGTTAAGAAGTCTAAGAAAGGACCTCTCAAGCAGATTGTTCCACAGTTTCATACACTTAAGAACAATTACACGTTGCTTTGGGATATGCCTAGCAATCGTGGGTATATTAATATTGTTGCAGTTATGCAAAAATTCTTCGATCAAGCAATTTCTGGAAACTGGTCCTATAATCCGGAGAATTATCCCAATAATGAAGTTCCTGTTAGCGTAATGGCACAGGATCTTTTGACTACATATAAGTATGGTTGGAAAACATCCTACTATCAGAATACTTATGATATTAAAACAGATGAAGTAGAGGAATCTAAAACATCTGTTGATGACTTAATTAACGACATTTTGAATTCGGGAGAAGAAGATTGTGAGTCTTGTAAGATTTAAAACAAATAGCACGGAGAAAAAAGTGGTTAATCAAATGACCGTTTTTAACTCTCAAGAGGTAGATACCAAAAAGCAACCTATGTTTTTTGGACAACCACTAGGAGTTCAGAGATACGATTCTTACAAGTACCCAATCTTTGAAAAACTGACAACTCAACAACTGGGGTACTTTTGGAGACCTGAAGAGGTCTCTCTACAAAAAGACAGAGGAGATTATCAATCTCTTCGTCCTGAACAAAAGCATATTTTTACTTCTAACCTAAAATATCAAGTTATGCTTGATAGCGTTCAAGGTCGTGGACCTGGAATGGCATTTGCTCCCTACTGTTCTCTACCAGAATTGGAAGCGTGTATGAAAGTCTGGGAGTTTATGGAGATGATACACTCACGCTCCTATACCTATATCATCAAAAACGTATATTCAGATCCTTCGGATGTGTTTGATACTATTCTTAGAGATGAAAGAATTCTCGAACGTGCCGTCAGTGTAACCGAAGCATATAACGATTTTATCAATAGTGCCCAACATTATGG